TGCTTAGGGTCCAGTATAAACATTGCAATAGTAGTTTAGCGTCAGATTTTGTTTTTAGCTGTAAAGTATTACTCCAACTATCCGTATACCCTATACCCGAAAGCTCTGTCCACATCTCATCAACTAAGGTAGTTTGTGTGGCTGGATTAACTAAATCACTAATACAATCTTTATCGGCTTTAGTAGTAAATCTAGGTATAGTATTATTAACATTAGTTGCTGCGTATGTTTTAGTTGGGTTAAGTATATCTCTGCCACCATCAGAAACCATTGAGTAGTCGCCAAACTGTGTAGAACAAGCAGATAAAATAATTTGTCCGCCACTTTGAGCAAGAAAATGCTTGTGTGCCCAAATACTAACAGCATTAACCGCGTTAATAAGGGCACCATTTTTTGCGCAATAACCTATACCGTTTGGTAAAACTGGAGTAGCACCCCAAGTCATAATGTTAGGAAATATACTATATTGGGAAATAATATTGCCATCAGCAAGAGCTACCCCTCCTGCACGAGGTACAAGAGGATTTGCATTTGCAGCGTCTAAAGGAGGAGCAATTATACCCCAAGTTGGTAGTGCACGGCAAGCAATTTTATGTGCATAAGGCACACGAGTAATTACTGCACCAGGTCTAAAGCTTACTGCAAATCCTTCTGTAGGATTTTCTAAACTATCAACTCTCCACCCTTCAAACATTACGCCTTCTAGAAAACAGCCACTGCCCATACGAAACACATTACGCTCAGCATAGCTATCATCAAATGGACGTACAAATACTGTACGGTGAACAGCTTTAACAACACAGTTATCAGGCATATCTAAATGCCCTTTAGTATAAACTATTCTTTCAGGAGCCCATTCTATAAGGGTTGATTTATTATATGTATCCCATCTTTCGGTAGCAACCTGTAAAGCTTTTTCTATTGTTCTAAAAGCTTTTGCCCAAGAAGTTCCAGTATTACTGTCAGAACCATTAGCAGATATATACAGTGTATTTTCAACACTATACTCTAAACCAGCAACACTTGGGTATGTTTGTATTTTACGTGCAGTAGTTTCGGTTTCGTGTAAGTATAAATTTAAATACTCTGTGTTAAGTGACGAGGGTACGCTAAAGTATTTACCAACAGTTGTACCTGCAATTCCTGCTGCTTCAGTAGCATAAATTCCTGCAGATAGTGTTGCAACATCTCTGGCAGTTGCAGCAGCAATAGCTGAAGCAGCGGCTTGGGTTGCTGATGTAGCGGAACTTTCAGAATAACTTTTAGAACTACCTGAGTACTCCTCGGATAGTATTTTGTTATTTTCTACAGAAGAAACATTTTGAGTAACCACGTCAGCTTTTGCCAAATAACTATTATTATTATTTGTTTGTACTAAGCTTTCGTCATCGTAATAGCTGTCAGGAAAAGCTTCAGCAGTACTATTATTAGTAACTACTAATCTTGCGTATAGCTGTTTTTGTGCTGCCGTTGGTATTCCCATATAAACTTCTGCCTTTATAATTTTTATTGCCTATTATAGCATTAGTAGGCAATTAGGGTCAAGTTAAAAAATTTTATACCTATTAATCTAATTTACCTAAAACTACCCTTTTCTTGCCACTATTCCATACTTCTAGTTTTTCATTAGTTATACTTAAGTAACTAGTAGCACCAATAGGTTCTAACTTTAATGTACCGCTAAAAACTGCGCTACCATCAGCTTTTATAGCTAAAGTATCTACACCATTCTTTTTAGCTATGAAACCTCCGTCATATAACGCAAATCCAGTGCCGGGCTGAAATACGCCATTAACTGTTCTACCATTATACCCGTCTGTTCTTAGAAAAAACCCTGTTTTTATAATTTGGTTTACTGAGTTAAGTAAACTGTTATCATTAGTATGCTTTATAGCCGCGGCTTTAGCGGCATCAGTATACGTCTTAGCTTCCGCTTTAACAGCGTTAGATTTAGTTGTAGCATCTAATGCTCCACTAGCTAAAGTGGCTGTATAGATATTGTAAGGAGTAGTTATATCATCTACCCTAATATCTTGGATTTCTATTCTACCAGTATAGGCGTTTAAAGAACCATCTATATAACCTAAAATTACGTGCAAGGCTGCAGTAGTAGCTAAATCGTTTAACTCTCCAGGTGGAATATATACGTAGTATCTTTTAAACTCTGTAGTCAAAGCTGATGCTAAAATTTTACCGTATAAATATCCACCCCAATCATATCTAGCAGCGTTATCTTTATCAAACTCTAGTAACCCTAAATGAGTAGCGGCATTAGCATTAACTATTCCTACTTTTCTAATTAAAGCAGATATTTGGTATCTTTTTAGCGGGTCTAGGGTAAACCTAAAAGCTTTAGATGCAACATCTCCATCGTTAGGTGCTCCTTCTAATAAGAATTCTCCTGATCGTCCTGCTAAAGCATTTCTTCCAGAGGCACCATCATTTATAACTACTATATTCCTTTTATCCCAAGCTGTTGGTAAGCTACAGGTTGTGTCCATGTTAAGAGATGTACCAGATGTTGCGTCTGGTACATAGCGATAAATTTGATCTTGTATTGATTTACCTGCATTTAATACTAAAGTACCATCAGCACCATAAATACTTAATCCTTTTGCATCTATTTGATTCGCTTTTAGTGTTCCACGAATTACTGCAGCGTCAAAGTCAGCAGTTCCGTCTTTGCCTATAAACCAACCTGTTTTAGCTGTTTTGTTGTAATTAGAACTTTTTAAATTACCGCCTACAGTACCGTCACCTACAGTAAGTTTAGCTGCGTCTAGGTTTTGAATTTTACTATTATCAACTGCTAGGTTAGCTATTTTTGCACCAGTTATTTGGGCATCTATAATAAACGTTTTTGTTGTGTATGTTCCAGGTTCATACTCTATGCCGTCAACAACAGTTTTTTCCGTTAATACTGTAAACGGCTTTCCAGGACCAGTTAGTGCTTCCACTAGTTTTGTTACATCAGAACCAGTTTCAGCAGTAAAAGGTCCTTGAGGATTAACGCTAGTAACACCGTCTATACTTTTCCACTTTAACCATATTTTCCACTTAACAGCTGGATCCGAATTAAAGCTACCAAAAGTACCAGGAAATTGCTCTAGTAGCCTAGCGTTTTCAAATACTAAAGACTCATAATTATTAGTGTATGCTACAGCATAAACTAATGTAACATCATGACCGTGACCTTCACTATATATTGGTTGACTTGCAAGATTAACAAATATAGTAGTTAAACTTGAGCTAGTTGTAACTGTTAAATTTGGCGTAGGTGGGGGCCTTGTATCTGCAAGAGCTCCATCTGCTCTTATTTTGCTAATAGTATAAGTAGCAGGATACTCATCAACACCAAATTTTGCTACTAATGTAAAAATTACTATATCAGAGGTCCAACCCGCAGCAGTCGCATTTTCAAGAGTAATAGCGCCAGTAGTTGAGTTAATAGTTAATTTTAATCCATCTACTGTTGTGTTATTTGCTGTTATGCCTTGTATACCAAAACGCACATCACCACCAGTTATTTTAGTGGTGCCATTGTATAGTTCTAGTGTATTACTAGCTGTTGGTAGCCTATAATCTGTACCGTCAGAAGCTGCTGCTAATGAATCGTATGTTCTAGTTAATCTAGTCAGTAAATTTGTAAAGTTCTTAGAGATAACCATCTCATTAGAAGTATATGCGTCTAAGCTGGCAGTAACAGTTACTGAGTAGGCTGAAAAAGTACTAGGGTCTAGTGTAAGCTTATTATTAGTTACATTTAATGTTGTGTTAGCTTTAAGTCCAGTAACTGAAAATGTAACATTACCTTTTAAGTCTCCAGCTAATTGAGCAGATATTTTTATTGTAGCTGGACTAGGCAAATTATCTCCGCCATACTTAAACTCTAAGTATGGCGACGCTAACGATATAAAATTAGTAGCTACTGGTATTAGTCTATTATCTAGAGCTTGTAAGTCTATATCTCTTTTATTTAGTGGTGTTTGTGCCATTAGACTAATACTCCTATCTCAATCATTCCACTTAACCAATCTCTGTTAAGTGAAAAAACTATTCCTTTTTTAGCTACACTTAAATTAAACCTAGTAGACTGTATACTTACAATATCGCCTAATTGAACAAATATATGTTCTGGCAAATAAGTAGCCGTTATTAGAAATCTTGGCTTAGACCATAAATTTTTTCTTTTAGTTAACTCAGTTTGTGCTTCAGATTCAACAATAAGTAATGTTTCATCTGGCTCCACTGTACCGTTATCTTTATATAGTTCTTGCAGTGTTTCATCACTAAAGTCAGCAAATAAATATTCTTGAGAAAAATTAATTGTAGGATTTAACCCAGCAACAATCGAAGTTTGAACAGTATAATTTTTACAATAAGATAGCTTTAATACTGTGCGTATAGGAAAAGTTTGTGTTACTGATAAACTTCCTTCAACCATAGAGGCATCTGTAAAAGTATATTTTGCAGTACCAGAAGGCTCTTTTAATTCAACTAACTTTAACTTACTGGCACTTACAGTCCCATTAGCCTCTAAAGTTATACTTGGACATACTAATCCACTATTAACACTTCTTGCTAGTTGAGAACATGCATCTAGTATATTAGTTCTATCTTTGCAGTATATACCGACTTTACTATTATTTGTAAATTCTGCAAAGTTAATTTCTGCATCAGTAAATCTATTTATTTCAACACCGTAATTTTTAACTAAAGTAGTAATAATACCTGCTACAGTATTGTTGTAGGGAGTACTTCCTTGTGCACTACAAGTTATAGTTCCTCTTGGGCCAGTCTGTAATGTAAAAGTTCCAGTAGTAATATCTTCGTCAACTTCTATTGGATTGCCATTATCTCTAACTTCAATTATTCCCTTTGCTTGACCATTATGGTACATATATACTTGACCACCATCTAAAGAACTACCATTATCTACAAGTAGTGGTTGTACATTAAAACATTCCCCGAATAGTAATGGCAATAGTGTTTGTTCTGTGTTTTGAGAATACTCTGTAGTACTAAGATTAGTTTCACTAATATTATCGTTTAATCTTTGTAATTTATCAAATAAAGATATGACTAACGTACTTTCATTAGTAGACGCTAAGTCTTCTATAAGTCCATCAAATATCATTACAAAGTCAGATTTAGGCCACGTAATATCCCCTAAATAAATTTTTACAGGCCTGCGTTTCCAAATGTAATCTAAAAAGTAGTCATAAGCACCACCAGCATTTGTAAGCTCTAAGCTACCAAAACCACTAGATATATTTCCGTCTATAGATAAGCTTTCAGAAAAATTTAAACCACCATTAATTATTGGAATATAAGATAAGTTATCATTATTATTGTATACTGCACTTGAAAAATATACATCTTCTTCAGTTTTTGGTGTAAGTTTGGTAACTACATCTTTTATGTCTATTAAAGTGCACTTTACATGACCAGGCGTATTTAGCCAAGATATTATTTCGGTTACTGTCTTCATTTGTTACCAACTATTTATATTTAAACTACTATTATATAGACTATATAGGGCATACTCTAGCGAGTTGCTTTGACTTCTTCCGTATATAGAATAGCTTTGCGTAATTTCGGGGTTAGTATTATCAGGAAATATACATAAGTATACTAAACCGCTTGAACCTACTGTTTTCATAATTTCTAATAGTGTTTTTCTGTCTTTATCATTTATGTACTGTAACTGAAATTGCATAGTTTCAATAGTAGGTCTACGATCTACATAAGAGTCCCCAGATCTAGTATTAGTTATAATACTGTTATCTACTACTCCTACAGTTATACCATTACTTGCTTGTCTAGTACTTTCCCAGTAGTTTCCGCAAACTATTCTTGAACAATCTATACTTGTAAGGCTATTTGCATGCGTAAGAGTTATATCTACTCTTCTTACTGTACTGTATAAAGTATCAAACCATATACTAGTTTTAGTAGCGCCGCTATAAGGAAAAACGTTACTTGTATAAGCCACGCTTAGTTCTGGATTTTTATCTTTGCAGGCAGCTACTGTATTGCTGTCTGCTAGTAGTGTGCCAGCAGAATTATATAAGGTTACCCTAATAGTGGAACCATTTATTAAATTAGTTGCTGGTAACGCTACACCGTTTATTTTCTGATCAGAGGTCCAATTCAGAGTATAGGTAACAGTATTGGTAGTAGCAGCAGACCTATGCACACTAGTTTTTTTAATATTTTGAACATTTGCTATAGCGTAGCCCAATACAGTTGAGCTTGCAGTAATAGTTGCACTATCTGCAAGATTATTGTATAATACTCTTAAATTTGCCATATTTATCCTTAAAAATAAGTAAGGGCTAAAAAGCCCTTACTATATTTACTTTATACCAGCTTTAGCTTGTAAGCGATTAGCTTGAATTGTCTTGTCATTGCTAGTAGTAATGACTTTTGTTATTTGCTCAGTATTACGATCAGTTGCTTTAGCATTTAGTATTGCACCATCTGCTACAACTGCTGCCAAGTCTTCAACTTGTTTAGTTAGTTGAGCAATTTGTGTAAGCAGCTGCTGATTACTTGAGTTACCACTGTTAAGATTTTGCATTAACATTGCATTATCTGCTGCTGGCATAATACGTTCACCTTCGTGAATTTGTGCCAACATATCGTGTGGAACATAATTAGTACCTAGTGCAGCTTTAGGTGCAGTAATAGACACTCCCCCTAATTCTAAATATTTGGTAATTAATTCTGAAGTAGTTTTACTTGAATTACTAATATCTTCTAAGAAGCTATTAGATTCAGTTAATTTTGCTAGTTGTTTTTCGGCATCAGTTAGCTGAGTTTCTAGTGCAGCGCTAGTATTTTTAATGGCTGTTCTTACTAAGTTAAAGTCACTAGAATACTGTGCTCCACTAGCATAAAGGCTGCTAGATAATCTTAAGAAATTATCAGTAGCTTTAGTAAACGAACCAATAGCTTCATTTCTAGTCTTTTCTTCTGCTGCTGTTGTTGGTGTACTATCTATAATACCTTTTAGTCTTGTTACTTCATCTTTAGCAAAACTATACTGTTCTGTAGCTGTTAAAGTTGATTGTGAACCGAGTACCAAAGAACTATCGTAGTCTTTTAGTGCTTTAATCTGAGACTTTAAACTTTCAGTAGTAGTTTTTAAACTATTACTTAAAGATAAGGTAACGTTTTCAAAGCTACCAGCAGCGCTATAGTAAGTACTAAATGAAGAAGATAACTCCATTATAGCATCTGCAGTATCAGGCGCTGTAGTTCGTAACCCATCAACTAGCGTTAATAGTTCGCCTCTAGTTTTTGGTATTGCTAGGCCGAATTTATTAAATACAGTAGTTATCTTTAGAGTTTCATTAAAAGTCTTTTGACTAGCTGAAGCAAACGTACCAAAGAAAGATTCCCAGGCTGACTTTTGTTTTTCTAGTATTGCTTCAGTACTAGTATACATTGTATCTATGGAATCGATTACTTTTAATAATCCGCCTGCAGCTTCTGGGGAAGTAGTTGAAAGAGTAGTAAATAACTCAAAGAATTCTTCTCTAGTAGCTGGTATAGCTATACCAAATTTAGTAAAAGCATTTTTTGCTTTGTCAATTTCAAGAGAAGTTTTATATGCCTCTGTTGTAAATTTATCAAAAAATGTGTTTATTCCTTCACTAAACTTATCTACTCCACCTGCAGCAATTATTACACTTCTATTTAAAAACTCTTGACCAATTCCAAGATCTACTATAGTATCTCGTAATGTGTCTAGTTTAGTATATAGCTCAACTACATCTTCAGCAGTTCCGTTAGCATTTTTAATAACATCTTTTATTAAACTTTGAGTTTCGCCAGCTAATATAGACTGTCTTACAATTTCTGCTCCTACATCCCCTTTTTTATTAATAATACTAGTATACTTAATAGCTTCAATACCTATAGTATCTAGAGCAACCGAGGCTGAATCTATACCCATTACTACTCTTGACAAAGTTTCGCCTAAACGTTCACCTTGTTTATTAAAAGGTTCCATTTCTGGAACCACGCTTTGTACTAGTAAATCTAGTTGTTGTCCAGCAATATTTTCAATAGTTTTTGAAGCATCACTTCCAATTCCTACACTACCAAAATTAACAACAAAAGCATCTATTTTTTTCATTACGTCAACAGAATCCTTACCAAGTATTTCTGCTGAAGAAAATATTGCGTTTCCTACTGAATCAAATACATTTGTAAGTGCATCACTTAGCTCTTCACTAAAGCCTGTTAGTACAGTTCTAGTATTTTCGCTATAAGTTATTCCTAAAGCTTTGTCTTCTTCTTTTATATTAGTATAAAAGTTACCGCTAAATCCGCTTCGTCTTATACTACCTATAGATTGTGGGCCTGCAGTAATACCTTGACCTTCAATACTTGTTTTTGTACCAAAACCTAAGGCTTTAGATAAGCTATCCATTACTGTGCCTAAACCAAGTGCACCGCCTATATCTCTTACAAGCTGACCTCCCCATAGCAACATATTACTTGTGCTAGTAGTATTGAATCCAGTTTTAGCAGCGGCAGCATTTCCTTCTAATACTCCTGCTCTACTTAGTGCAAGTCCAAAGTTTCCGATATTATCACTAATACTACGCAGATACCTAACCATTTCTGAGCTATTTTTCATCATTATAGGATCAGCTGGTGCTAGTATTTCAATTGATTTTGCTAAGCTTTCGCTTGGAGAGCTGTTATCTCCTCCACCAACGCCAGTACCAGTATTTGTAGCAGCATTAGTATACCCTGGCCCCTTTCCGCCAATTTGACCTATTAGTGCTGCCATTATTGCAGCTACTGTAACACCTGCAGCTACGTTAACTGGAAACGGCAAGCTAGCAACTGATTTTACTACGCCTGCAACACCATCTACTTCAGCAGCTGCTATAGTAGCCTTAATGCGTATACCTATCTGTGCTAATAACCCGCCAGTTTCTAGGCTTTGCTGAACCATTCGCTGAACGCTCATTGCCATATTAAGTATATGTATGCCTTTTTCAAGTGCTGCCATAGTTTTATATGCAGTACTTTTTTCTTTAAATAAGCTTTTTGTACTGCCAATCAAAGAAGCACTATCTGCTAGTTGTGCCTGAGTGTTTTTTCTTTCAAGATCACTATATTCCTTAGTACCTTTTACTGCGTTCTTTAATTGCTCTGCTCTCTTTTGGTCATTAGTATACATAGTATCAAATTTACTAATTACATCGCCAAGAGTTTTTCCGAAATCTCCAAAAACAGCAGACAAAGAATTAGTAATATTAGATATGTTGCTTAAGTGGTCTGCTTGCTTAATAAGTTCAAGACTAAGTGCTTTTTGGTCTTCAATAGATTGTTTGCTAAGTTCGTTTACACCAGCTACAGCTTCTTTTGATCTTATAGCTGCATTATATTCACTTTGTGCTCTTGCTTCTACAGCTTTTGCTAATTCTTTTTCGTTATCTACTTTTTGTTGGGCTTCTACAGAAACTGTTGGAAGAGTAGCTAAATTTTCAGCTGTAACTGTACCACTTTCTAGGGCATCTTGCCTTTGTTTTAAATATGAATCTTGTAAGGCTTTTAATTGTTTTTGTGACTCCTCAGCTCTTTGTAATATTTCTTTCGCCTTAACTAATGCTTCAGCTTTTAGGTCTACTTTATCTTGAGCTTTATTTTCGTCTTCTTCAGCTTTTAATATTAAGCGCTGTAATTCATATTCAGCTTTTTTGCGAACTGCTGATTTATCATCAATAGTTCCTAATTGTAGTTGAGCATCTATTTGCTTTTCGTACAAAGAAATTTGAGCAAGTTTAATAGAATTAACATCTTGTTCATTTTGTATACGAATTTCTGCTTCTTTAGTTAGTTGGGCTTCTCTGTCTGCACTCTTTGCACGAATACTATTATCTTTTATACTAGCTTCTTTTATTAGTTCACTAATACCTAATTGCTCTAGTTTAGATCTTTCAATTTTTAACTCAGCATCTGCAGTTTCTTTTAGTTCAGGAGTTTTAAACTTATTTATTTTTCTTATTTCTTCTTCTATCTTTTTTCTCTGATTACTTGTTTCTTGTGCTAGTATTTCTAGTTGTAGTTCTTCTTTTGCATCTAATAAGCCTACTGTACCTATATTAGTTATTTGCTGTGCGTTATTTATAGCCAACTCTTGTAGTTTTAAAGACTCTAAATCTAAAGTTCGCCCATCACTTTTTAATTTAAAAGCATACTCTTCATTTTTAATATCGCGAGTTTTGCCAGCAATAACAGTATCGGCTTTAATACCGCTTAAAGCTGCTTGTTGTTTAATTTCAGGTATCTTATCATTAGTAATACTGGACTGAGCTAGTTGTACCGCTTTTGTACCATATTTAGCTTCTACATTTTTAACACTTTCTCCAGTATTTAACTCTTCTTTTGCCTTTATTCTATCTAGTGCTTCTTGTGCGGATTTTTCCATAAGACCCGCTACCTTTTTCTCATCTTCGGTAGCTTTTGGATTTGTACGTGCAGCTTGAGCACGAGCTAGTTCTAGCTCAACGGTTAATTTTTCAAGTTTTTCTGTATTTTTTCTAGTTGCAAGTTCTGCAACGTAAGAAGCCTCAACTAAAGCTGTCTGTATTCTAATATCAGCCATTTTTAGCTTATACTCTTCATTTGCAGTATTTAGTCCTGCTGAAGCAGCTTGACCTAAGTCAAACGCCTTTATGCTATTCTGTGCTTTTTGAGTGGCTTCTTTTAAACCCAAAGCAATTCTTTTAAAACCTTCATCAGTTAGCGTTTTAACAAGGTTGGCCTGACTCATAGAAAACTCTTCAGCTTTAGTCTTTAATCCCGTTAAAGACGCTTCCGCAGCTTTATAATTACTTTCTAGTTCGTTTCTTATTTCTGTATTAGACTGTCCAAGCGATTCACCGATAGCGTTACCAAGAGCATCGTAATTACCAGAAAGATTTTCAGTTGCAGGACCAAACTTTTCAAACTCTTGTCTTAGTTTTTCTACTTCTTTTTCTTGTTTACCAATTTCTGTTACAATAGTTCGTGCCTTAAACAAAGACTCTATTTGCTCTGGACCTATAATAGCAAATAGTTTTGGATTCTTTGTTATTTCTTCTAAAACAGCTACACTTTTTAATGGATCTGTTAAAGCTTGTGCAAACTGATCTGCAGCATTTACTAAGTCAACACCTAGCTTGCCTTGCAAATCCGTAAAAGCGTTACTTTGAATAATTTGGTCTACAGTTTTATTAATAGACTTTAAAGTTTCTAAGAATCCTTTTGCTGCATTTGTACTAAACTGCTGACTTTCTTCAATCATTTTAAAAGAGCTAGCTAATTTACTTAAATCAGCGTCATTTAATTTTCCAATTGCTTTTTTAAGTTCTTCAGTATCTTCCAAGGCTTCTTTTGGTACTACTTGTCCCAAAATACTTTTTGCATTTTCTTTGCCACTACTAAATTGAAGCGACTTTAATATTGCTTGAATACTATCTACAGCATTCTTTTTAATTTCGTCAGTATTAGATTTTCCAAAAATACCAGCAACATCATCTTTTAATTTATCCCACACGCCAGCGGCTTTGCGAAATCTATTAAGCGCATCAAGTTGCTCATCAAAAGATTTTGTGACACCTGATAGTGCAGTAGTAAACGCTGATATTCCCTCTATGCCAAAAGCCTCTTTTTTGGCTGTAGTGTACAGCTTAAAAGTGTCATTAACTGTTTTTACAGCATTGTTATTTTCTTCTACTTTTGTATTAAACTCATCTTGTTGTTTTGTAGCACTTGAAGCAACAGAATTTAAAAGTTGGTAAATACCAACTAAAACCCCTATAGCCTGCAGTACGGCTGATGCTGCGCTAAACGCAGTACCTATTGCTGAACCTAGTATAACTAAACTTCCTTTTGCAATTGTTGCTGCAGCTCCCAAGCCTTTTAATCCAGACGTAGCTCTGCCCACTGTTTTTCCAGTTTCATCAAATATAGGTATACCATTTTTTACATTATCTAATAGAGATCTAAAAGCTTCTTTTGTGCCTTTTAAGCTAGTATCTGAGCCTACTTGAGCTAGTATTCCTGCTGAGGTAGCTTTGTTTGTTAATCTATCTGCAATAATTTTTCTATTTTTTTCTTCGCGAGTTGCAGCCGCGTTATCTGTGTTAGCCTGTCTAGCGGCTATTAGTTGTCTATCCGCAGCAACTTCTTTGTATAAAGTGCTGGCAACTTGAAGTCTAGCTATTTCTTTTTCTTGTAGGGCAATAGTTTCTGCATATGCAGATTTTTTAGCTGCAGACGCAGTTGCATCTGCATCTGCAGTAGCTTTAATTTTTTCTAGTATAGTAGTGCGTCTAGCTACTTCTGTGCTTACTAGCTTATCCATAGCTTGAGGATCAACTGTGCCTGACATTGCTTGAGATAAAATTTTGGATTTATCAGATAAAGTTTTAGCTAGCTCTGTTTGTGCACTAGCAATATTGGCGTTAATTCTTTGCTGAATTGGTACTATATCTTTTGCTTCTCTCTCAAGATTTTTTGCAATAGAGTAATCTCTAAAAGCTTCGTAGGATTTTTGTGCTGTTTTAGCAGCTACATCGGCTGATTTAGTTAATTCTTCTCTCCAAGCACCTATAGCAGGTATTGCTTGTTTTAGTAGTGTAATAGCTATTAAACCAAAAACAGCTATTAAAGCTGTAGGCGATTGTGCTAGTATATCTAATATTGGTGTTAGTACTTTATTTATTACTTGCAATCCTGCAGTAAGTAAGTTTGATGCACTTGCTAATAGTTTATCGTAAGGATTTGGAGCTGCTTCAATTGCAGCAAACTTTTGCTTACCTTGTTCTAACACAGCATTTGCAAAAGCTTGGCGTCTTTCAAAGTCGCTTAATGAAGTCGCAGTTTTACCTACCGATAAGGCATATCTACTTACTGCATCATCAACTTTTACGAAAATACCTATTTCGTCTAACAATTCTGGTTCAATTTTGGAAATACCACGACTTAGACGACTTACTGCGTCAGTCATTGAAATACCTAATGCCTGTGATGCTTTACCAGCAACAACTGCAATATCTTGAATCTGCTTAGTACCTAGACCAGCACTACTTGCCTGTGCAACTGCTGTCATAGCGTCGCGCAAGGACAGTGCTCCACCAGTAGTAGCAGCTATTTGCTTCGAAAGAGTTCCTAGACTTTGTCCACCAGCAGCACTAAGTTGGTCTAAGCCTTTAACCATGTTTTCTGTACTAGCTGCTTCTTTAAGTGCTGTAAACGCAGCAGTTACCGCAAATAAGTTAGCAGCAAAAGTAGCATAAACGCGTACTAGTCCGCCTAATCCTTGCGCTTGCTTAGCAAAGTCACGACTAGCCGCGCCAGTGCCTACTCCAGCTCTGGCTTGGTCGTACATATCAACTTTATCGCCTGTAGGCGCACTAGCGGCTTTAATGGCGTTGGCAGTTTTTGGCGCAGCACTTGCAGCCATAGCAGATTTAGCCGCAGCACTAGCTCTAGTTGCTGCAGCTGTTACTCCATCCATATTTTCTCTTAATAAGCTAGTAGCATTATTAAGATTTTTAGTACTGCCACCATCTGATAGTTCGTACTCTACTTTTATTCCAGCCATAGTTTCTCCTATTAGCAAATACCGTAAAAGCTTTTTAAGCTTTTAAAATTATATAAGTTCATTTCGATGTACCTTATTATATCACTTTAGGTGCTTAAAGTCAATACGGAAATTTTTTGAGCAAATAAAAAACCCCATAAGATTTCTCTTGTGGGGTTTTTATTTTGCTTCTTTTGGTTTTTGTAAATCGATTGCTTTTGATCTAGCGGCGTCCATAACGCCTATCCAGTCTAAAACATATTTTCGATCTTCAGAGGCTATTTCTAGTATATCTAGTATATCTCGTAAACCAGTATAACTTTTACCTAGGTATACTCCATTCATAGTATCCCAGTTATCTCGCAACTTGTAGTATAGGTTTATAGCATCTTGAACTTCATCAGGAAAGTCGTCTATTTCAACAGGTATTTCTTCTTCAACAGGTTCATTACCCATAGACTCACACATTTCAAAATAAAGATCTTTAGTCATTTTTGCCGACATATTAACAAAAAATGACTCTAGCATCCTATTTATTTCTTCACGTTGCTCGCTTGAAAGTTTCCCAATTCTGTTACTGTTTCGCTAATAAAAGCATCAAAGTTTGTTGAGTTCTTCATTAAGAATAAGGCGTTTTCCTCGCTGTACTCTAATTCGCTCTCTGGATCTTGTCCAGTAAGATCAACAGGAGCTAACTGCTCTAAGTGCGATAGGGTAAGACCAGTCCAACCTTTAATCGATTCTTTTACATACAGTTGTAAAAATAAGTCATCGTTTAACTCTTCAATTGCTTGACGATTTTTAAAGCTAGTTTTAGTAGCTTTTTTACGAACATTAACTAACGTTTCGCGGCTAAGAAAGCTAACTTTAACTTTAAAGCCAGTTAAACCTGGGTAATCTACTTCTACTGTCTTTGAGGGAACTAAAAGTGTTTTTAGTGAAATACTTGATGCCATTTGGATTTTTATCCTATTATTGGGTTTTTTGAAAAAGTAGGGGTGGTGATCAAGCCGCCCCTTGTGTAAAAACTACACTAAATTAAGCGTAGTAGCGAACTGTAATGTCATTAGACTTAGCTAAGTCAAATGTGCTGTTTGCAGCTGTTGCGCTTTGTGAAGAACCTTGAGCCGTAAAGTTAATTACAGTCGAAATAACTTGTTGCACGTCAACAGTTGGAATAGAAATTGTAGCGCTTGGCATATCTAATATAACTTTAACGGTATTAGATTTACCACCAATTGCTAGCGATAATGTAATCATTGGCTCAATTGTTGATGAAGCTGCCGCCAACATGTCCATTAATAGTTTACCAGTACCGTTAACGCCTGTACCTGTTTTTAAATAAGCATTCATTGAACCGCTAATAGCGCGAGTACCAGTGTAATATACCACAGGTGAGTTAACAACGCCCAAGTTAGCTGGAGTAATATAGCTAATGTTGTTGTTAATAGTTAGTGAACCGCCTGTTAAGGCAACATTATACTCACTACCTGCGGCTGCAGCTCCAATTGCCTTAGCAGAAGTTAGAGTAACCGTAGAAAGTTTGTTTGTGATGTACTGAGCACTAGTATTCTTAGCGGCTGCAGTCCCACCAAAATCAGTACCCGTAAATGTTGAACCACTTAGTGTAGTAGCAATTTGACGTAGTGCAGTTGCTTGACCAGTCCATGCAATAGTAGCAATAGCGTCTAATCCAAAGTCAATAGTTGCTTGGTTTAGGGCAGCGTTGTCTACAGCATAAGCCACAGAGTCAACCACGAAAATTAGACCAAACTTTTGTAGCTGGTTAAAGTTAGAGCTTGCGCTAGACACTAAGGAATAGCTGCTACCACCAGCAGGAGCCCAAGAAGACTTGTATGCTTTTAGTGTTCCAGCAGTAATGCCTGTAATTGTTGAGTTCTTTGGGTTAGCGTATTCTAAAACTAACTCGGTTAAGCCGCTTGTTGGAACTGCTCCACTTGTAACAGCCGCGCCTGTAGTTTTGTAGCTAATAATTTTTGCAGCTGCATTTAAGTATTCAGTTGAGTTAGCTGGAGCTGTAAAACCACCAAATACGATTGTATCGCCAACTGAAATAGTTCCTGTACCTGTTAAAGTACCAGCAGTTAGGGTAACTGTTAGCGTACCTTTAGTAGCTGATTCACTAGCACTAATATCAGTAAAAGCGTAGGCAAAACTAGGAGCTCCACCAATAGTAATACCTGCAGTATCAATATTGTTAACACCCATTAAGGCGTTCCATAACACAGCTTCTTCTGCACTAACAACACTGCTGTCTGTGCTTGGGCGAATATAAGTGCTCATGCTAAAGTCAACTGGAGCTAGTGAAGTGTTAAAAGCGCGCTGTCCACGAGTAGGGGCTCCGCCTGCTTCTGAAATAGTAACTGTATCTTGGTTAGTGTTTTGTGAAAAAGTAAATCCGTCTAAAACTTGGATTTCTACTGTGTTTGCAGTAGTAGCTGGGTTTGTTGCGAAATTATTAATTACACCTGTTGTTGCGTTTACGTTTGTAGTAAAGAATACTCTACTATTACGTACTAAATTTAATGCCATAATCTTTTCCTTTTATGATTATAAGTATACTATAAATACACTAACTAGATATTTATCTGTTGCGGTACTAAG